ATCAGTAATAATAAAGATAAACTTTTTAATAAGCAATTGACATAAACCCTTTGTCAAAAACAAAGGTTTGATAACCTGTGTAGTACATGTGCAATGAAAATGTCTCTGTATTGATATCAATGACGGATGTATCCATCTTGACTTCAATATTAGTCTTTTCAGACTGAATCGCACTAAAGTCCAAGTTTCCCGATGGTTCCACATTTACTGGATTTATCGAGAAACTATATGTATAGATATTTCTAATTGGTCTAGACAATCTCTTTTGAAATGGAATTAAATATTTGTAATACGAATGATCTGTTTTTGATACATTTGGAAGTTTGTTTCCATTTATGAAAAAACTCGCCTCCGACATGAGTGGATAGAAGAATGTATTTTCACCTTGAAAATCAAGAGCCGAAGAAAAGTTGAAGCGGTTTTGATAAAGTCGCTGCCCCTCGGTGGCTGGAACTGGATCACCGATTGATTCATCTTCGTTTTCAAATATTGTATTTCGTAGAAACCAATGAATACATTTTACAGGTATATTTGGTACTAGATTGTTTCGTATTATATCCTTACCCAAATCACTCACAATTGTTGGATGTTTACGAACGAGATCCGTAATAAAGACCTGTCTCTGACTCATCAAATAGTTTCTCTCCTCGGGACTCACTGTGATCTCTTCCGTCACAATGTTAAATGAATCAAGTTGAATGGGGTTTGTAACCAAATCTCTGTCCGTAAAGAATGACGCCTTGTGAAACTCAAGTTCAAACTCAATCTTCTGACGGTACACGGAGCAAACTGGAAAGTATGGACGATTTGGTTTATTCGTGTCGTATTCATCACTCGCAAATTTCCGCGAAAAGAAAAAGTGTATTGGGATGACTACATCAGCGTCGTATTGCGCTTCATCTTGAAATCCTACGAGAGGTGCGTCGTCAAAACCAAGGTTTCTGTTTACAAGAAATCTATTTGCTACTTTTTCCGATGTTTCTAAATAAAGGTCATCATAGATAATCCCCCAATCATCATGGATTTTCTCAACTTCTATATCGTCAACATACATCGTAACACTTTTGAGAATATGTCTTCCCAGCTGATCCGCATAATTACCATCCGTAGGATTTCTAAGACCTGGCATAGTTATGCTCAACCACATATTGCTCAAAAGATCACCCATATTTCTGGGATTAAACTCAACCTTTAGAGTTTGTCCAAAAGGCCAACCCACCGTGACGTTTCCGGGTCTCACAATGTTCTTGTTTCTGTGATATTTCCTAAAGTCGGAATGTCTCTTGTCGGTCGTATAATTAAAGAACGACTCGTCTGGATCTTTGGAAAGCAAGTAAGTGTCTTGCTTCCCAATAGCTTTGAGCGAAATTTTCGCAGCTTCACCCATACCTATCTATTGCCTACATATTTTTAATATCCATTTTCCACATATCAATGTGACTTGTCTTTTTCATAATCTCAAGTTCATCTCTCGCCTGTTTTGCCTCCTTGAGAAGTTCTCTGACACTTTCCTCGGTGTATTGAACCGTCTTGATGTTGAGAAGGTAGTCGTATGTGCCCCCAATTTTGGGGAAGAGTTGGGAGAGTTGTCGTTCAAGGTCATCCCGCTTTCGCTTGAAAACCACAATGTCACCTTCAATGACCATCGTCACAAACTTAGATTTGTAGCCACACATCGTAGCTTTCGTTTGAAGAACTTTGATGAGATGTTCCCGTCTCTTCTTGTAATGATCAAGTCTCAAATCCACAAAGTCCTTTAGGATTTCCTCGGGGGAGTTGTACTTGTATATTCCCTTTGTGGGGTGGAAGAGATGCATGTTTGAAGTGTGGAAACTCTTTCTCAACTTGAGATCCTTGACCAAGTCTTTTCCTGAATAACCCACAATTTCAAAATCCACATCATCTGTCGTGGAATTGTTTGTAAAGTTTGTAATCACCTTCTTTTCCATGAGAGTATCCAAATACTCCTTGTAATCCTGAGTCCACCGTCCAGGTGGAAGTTCGGTAATCTTGAGTCGTGACCCGGTGTCATGCCAAATACCCTCGGCAATCCACGAACCACTATCATCCTCCTTGAAAATCTTACCTTTGAAACCTTTGAACCACGGCCGCATTTGAGTAAAACCATGACCTTCAAGTGCTTTTTGAATGTTATCCTTGATATCCTTTGGATTGAATGGAGGCACATAACAACTGAAACCCGTACCGATACCCTCTGTACCGTTCACGAGAACCATGGGGAGTGTTGGCATGTAGAAGTCTGGCTCAATGGGGCGACCATCGTCATCCAAATAGTTGAGAATTGGATCATCTCTCGGATCAAAGATCTTTCGGGCATCTTTTGTGAGCTTTGTAAAGATATACCTCGTTTGAGACGCATCCTTACCACCCATGAGACGCGTACCAAACTGACCACACGGCTCAAGAAGATTGATATTGTTTGAACCCATGTAGTCATTCGCCAACTTGACAATCGTGTCCGCGAGAGAGACTTCACCGTGGTGGTACGCACTCTTCTCTGCGACAAATGCCGCCAACTGCGCCACTTTCATCTCATCCTTGAGATTCTTGTGGAAGCATGCGTACATAACCTTGCGTTGCGAAGGCTTGAGACCATCCGCCATGTGTGCGATAGAACGCTTCAAGTCCGCCAAACTGAAGTTGACGAGGTCCTTGTGTACAAAGTTTGAGATGCTCAAGTTCCTTACATTTCCATACGGAACTTCCAATTCTTTTGGATCTTTTGCCGTACTCTCAAGAAGCCAAGACTTTCGGTCATCCGCCTTCTTCTTGTCAAAAGCGAGGACAATTGACCTATCAGACATGATATCCATGTCAAACTTCACAGTGAGATCTTGAATCTTCTTGAAGTATTCCCGAGCTTCGGCACTCGTGCTCGTACCGAGACCCTTATAGTATTTGATTTTCCATCCAGGTTGTCCGTTTCCATACCAAGATCTAAATGTAGAATCTGTGTAGAATGACTTGGATTGAGAACCTTTGGATGCCTTGATAATTGGTGTCACCATAGACACAACAAAACCCAACTTGAGAAGACTTGGCCAGAAGTAGTGAATCATATTGAGAATGAGACCCTTGATGTGGGAACCGTCGTTATCGGCATCCGTCATAATCATGAGACGACCATACCGAAGCTCGGAAACATCTTGATAGTCCTTACCCTGTTGAAGACCCAAGATCTTCTTGAGATCGTTGAACTCTTGGTTTGATGTGAGCTGTGTGACAGAGGCATCGCGAACATTCTTACACTTCCCACGAAGAGGGAAGACACCGTAGTGATCACGACCAACGACGGAGAGACCCGCGACTGCGAGAGTCTTCGCTGAGTCACCCTCGGTGACGATGAGCGTACATTTTCCAGATTGTGCCGTACCCGCCTTGTTCGCATCATCCAATTTGGGAATACCAGTAATTTTGGACTTTCGCGTACCGTCAGATTTTGAGAGTTCCTTCATCTCCTTAAACTTTGAGAGTGCCGTGAGTTCATCTTGAATACCAGTCTTGAGAGCGTTCTTTACGAAACTTTTAGGTGGTTCAAACTTACTCCCAAAGTCTTGAGCCTTTGAAGTGCATTCAGACTTGACCTGGCTTGAAAAGGTTGGATTCTCAATAGTTGCCTTGACAAAGATGTTAAAAGTATTCTTGACTTGTTGAGGCTTCAACTTAATCTTCTTCGCCATTTCCTCAATGATACCCGACGCGAGAAGTGATGCCACATGATCCACATGCGTTCCACCTTTTGTCGTAGAAATACCATTTACAAAAGAGACTTGTTCAAGTCCATTCTCTGATGGACCGATACAGACTGACCAACGATCGGTTGTTACCGAACACACATCTTTTACACCTTCGTGCATCTTGGCGTAAGCTTCGAAGGAAGTCTTTGGAAGAACTTCTCCTTGAAACTTCACTTTGCAGTTTGGGGTCGTACAGATGTTTGCATCCCACACACGCTTTTCAAAGATCTTGTAAATGTTAGCATCCATCTTCTTCATACCAAATCTACGCCAATCGGGGGTAAATGTAATTGAAACCGAAGAAGTTGAACCACTGTGTTTCGTGATCTTCGGTGGATGGCATACAGTCATATTCTTCTCCCACTTTTGAGTATATGTCTGTTTCGCTTCGTGATCCTTGATCACAATTGAAAACTCCGACGAGTAGATATTAGTCAATTTGGCGCCATAGCCATTACGACCACCTACAATACGCTTCTTTGTGTCGTCGTAGTTTGTACTCGTGAGAAGATGACCAAAAGTGAGTTCGGGATTCCACACACCCTCCTTTTCGTGCATGCGCACACCGATACCACCGAGAGGACCATTATTCTCAATGGTAACAGCACCAGTCTCTTTGTCTATCCCCGCCGAGATGCTTGTAACACTCTTCGGATGTACAGAGTTTCGGTCGATTGCATTGACAAGAATTTCGTCAAATATTTTGAGCAAAGCTGGTGAATAATTGATATTCTTCTTTTTGAATTGATTGTCAGTTTTGTGAAGAAGCCAGTACGGTTCAGAGCTGACATCCACTGGACCAACATATGAATCGGGTCTCTTGAGGACATGTTCAATGTGGGTGAGTTTTTGAATACTCTCACCCATTCTTTCTTTAACTTTTAGGGTGTCATTTCTTTACTTAGGTTTATTCTCTTCAAGGATTTTGTAAAAGTCTTCTATCCATTTTTTCATTTCATTCCTCGTAATTGAGAGTGTTTTTGGTCTATCAAACTTAATTGCTCCTATTTGTCTCAGAGCATCTATCCGTGGATTAAACTTTATGGGTCCATTGATGTAACAACATTTACATACATGTACATTACCAACAAGGTAGGCATTATTGAGTTCAAATGGTAAATTAGTCTCACAAAGATACTTATCAAAAAGACGGTGCTCCCATCCAGCACCCTGTTTGTAGTATGGATCAAGTGGTGCGAGGCATCTATAACATAGATACTTCCATTTTATTTTCATCCTTATAGATAGAAGATGGCTTATCTTTATTTAATAGCTGTGATATTTGTACTTTACCTCATGATGCAAAATAAGACTCGTGGTATGAATAAGGCAATTGAGAAACTTGTAAGACAATCAGCCCGCTACGCCGTTGCTGCACAACAGGATGAATCACCGGTCATCGCTATACTTCACGCAAACTATGCCGCGGCTTACCTCTACGCCCTCAAGGAGTTTGCTACCGATTCACAAATTCACAATGCTACGGGAATAGATGTCAGGAAGTTCAAGGAACATGTGACCAATGTTCAAGATATGGTGACTAAGAAAACCTCTGAGAAGTGTCCAGACTTTATTGGTGAAGTTGACGTATATTTAGCCGAAATTGGCGGAGAAGCTTAAAATAGAGAGGGCATAACATTCCATGGATGATTATGTGGTTTTTGTACAACCAAATAATCACATTATTTTGGGTGTAAACAATGACCGTGTAATACCCGAAACTGAAACTATAATACAAATTATGGAAACCGTGGACAACGAGGATCATAGCCTAAGAACCATTATGTTCACCATCATTGGTACAGCAGTGTTTATGATGATTGGAATTATGTATATTGTTTTAATAACCTAAGTCGTCTCCATACATCGAAATATTCAAATTAAAAATGGAAGTGATTCGTGATTCTATGTGGTCTACCTGCCTCGCCAATGCGGTAAAAATGTACCGTCTTGGCGAACCAAATGAAAAGTGTTACAGATTGGCGGATGCAACTTGGAAATGTAAAATGGCATATGTAAAACATGAAAATACAAGAAAGAATTCTTCGGTTGTCGTCCTTAAGGCACCACCCAAAGAAAATGTACCTGAACAGCGTACATCGCATAAAATTTGCTGTGCAACGACAATGTCTGGTAAGCCCTGTCGCTTCAAGGCTGTGTGTGGTGACTACTGCCGCAAGCACCAAGTCACCTCGTCAAAAATCGGAGATAAAGTGGATGTGAGTGACCTTCTCAGCAAATTAGATGGAATTAAAATCCGATAGTACTGTAAACAACATGTTAGATCAGGAAACTCTTAGACCTGTAATCATATCGATGGCGCTCTACATCGCAATAAACATTATTGTTCCTCGTATTTTGAAGAAGCCAACTGGTATCAAAGTCATTGATGATATTGTCATGACTATGATCGCTCAACAAGATTCCCTAATGAATGGAACCATTGTCATCGGACTCGTTGTTCTCGGCGCCAATTATATTCAGGATGAACTCTTGTAAGATGTTCTCCTTACTAACTAATTTTTTTGTGTATGTGTGATCCATATAACGAAGCTTCTTAGTATATGCATCCTCCATGAATTCCAAGAGTTGGCTGGGATTGGGTTTACCCCAAATCATCCCCCGTTTGAAGAGGAAGTCATCCTTCTCCAACTCTTGAAGTTCACAGTCAATTGTATATGGTGTCTTCATATACTCCGGCGATCCACCATAGTTTGTGATAATTACAGGCTTGTCCCGCAACGCCGCCTCGACCGGTCCCATACCAACACCTTCAGACTTTGAAAAACTCACATAACAGTCACAGCGGCTGTGAAGTTTATCCATTTCTTCATCCGAGATGAGTCCGTTAATAACTTCAACATTTGGAAGTTTAATATCAACGTTCGAGTTACAGGTCGCTTTGACAACTAGTCTCGCGTCCGGCTTATTTAGACGTACAAACGACTCCAATATTCCCCGGAAATTTTTCCTATCGTCCATTATATTCCCAATATGGTAAAATGTATATGGTGTTGAAGGCGGTGGAATATGGGCATGAATAATGTAAAACTCGTTATCTGGGAATTGTCTAGAGAGAACTCTTTTACAAAACTCACTTGGAACCGCGACCCTCGTTGTCTCTTTCATAATGAGACCGTAATCCTCATGTACAGTCTCCGTTTCGCATACAGTCATGATTGCCAAATTCTCAATTCGAGACCTCGCATACTGTATATAATCCAGGTGGGGTTTGATCGGTAACAGGAAAAGAAGACCGTGCTCCCCCTCTGGAATTTCGGTACCTATAAGATGATATGTGGATTTGTCGAATACCTTTGTATATTTGTATGCATGCTGACCTATCCCACTATTGAGATGTCCACCTATGATGATCATTTAGTATAAAGATAATCTCTCTTTTATATATAATACAATGGAAGCTATTCGTGATGAAATTAAGGAAGAACTTAAGCGCACGAGACTTGATAAGACCCGCCTCTACCAACTCTTGTTGAAGATGGCCGACGATGGCCCAGGGGGAGGTGGTCGTGGCCCAGCCGGTCCAATGGGACCCGTTGGTCCAGAAGGACCAGAGGGCCCACCATGCATGTGCAAGTGTAATAAGGCGGATGAAGCGCCAGTCGCTAAAAAGGCCACCCCAGAACCAGCTGCCAAGCCAAAGGCGACCGCGACCAAGAAAACTGTTACCAAGAAGACTACACCCGCGAAAAAGTAATCAATAATTTTCTCATTTCTCATTTCTCATTTACTCAGGCAGTTCAACATCTGTGTTAGTAAATTATTCTCGATTCACGGACCAAACGAAACCCCCAAAAATGGTTACTAAAATTAACACAAGTAATCCAAAAGAATACTTCTCCTTTGGTGGTTCTGGTGGTTTATCAGGCAAGCGACGCACATTTTTGTTCAATGAATCCATCTTTACAAGCAAGCTCTGCATTACCTCTAACATTTGTTGATCTTTGTTTATAGGCTTTTCCTTTGGGTCAATGGTCGTTACTTCTAATGTAATAGTCCATTCACGCGTATTTTGAAGTCCCTGGTAGACATCGTCTGCACCAAGCTCGTAGAATGAAAAATCCAACTTTTTGATCGAGATGGGGTTAAAATAGTTTGTTTTACGAGTCATGAGCCTAGTCTGTTTATCAAATCTATAATCGTCCCCAGTCGGAACCGCATTACCCTCGAGTGGACATCGCGCCAGTACGTGTCCTCTAGTCGTTAATAACTGCCCAGGTGTGGGAATTTGCGGGCATATGATATCTATAAGTCTGGCAACTCCACCGTCTCTGGCGCCGGCGCCACCGACCTGCATGAAGTACGCGTCGACGATTTTTAACCCGATGACTTGTGACATACCCTCAAAATGTATATTTGAATATAAATCCAGATCGAGTGTGACGGGTGTGTGACGCTTCCTTAGTGGATCCGCTCCAGTATGTGGTTTTACATCGGCAGAATCAATGGTAATATACTGAACCTTATGC